ATTTAGGCTTGCAATAAAAAAATCATCAGGCTCTGAAGTTAATTTGATTACATCATCTGCATTTTCAACTGGTATTTTCAAAGTTGCTTGTGGCTATAAAAATGGTGATTACACTTTGTATGTTAATGGTGCCCAAATTGGCACAAGCAATAACTCAACGGATTTTCCTACAGGAACGCTTTCAAAATGTATTATCAGCGATGCAAATTTTGGCTTTCCTAACAACCGCATCCGCTCCGCCGCACTCTACACCACAAGGCTCACGAATGACCAACTTGCCAACATCACCCGACTAACGTAATGGCTACCTTCCGCAAATACGCTTTCCCAACAAAAGCCGAGTTCGAGGCTTTCTACCAACTATCGCAACCCGATGCCACCTGCGTGGAGTTGGGCGACATCGACAACACCTACTGCGTGGACTTGCTGTGGGATGACCAACCCGCACCCGATTGGGAGCAATACGAAACGTGGCCTGAACCTGTCGGCGTACACACCTTCCTTGGATGGGACGAGGCCTATACAAACGACTATAACGAGCGAAAAAACGCTAATTAGAGGCTTATTATATTTGTGCCGTTAAACAGATAGACAATGAACTCTTTTGAAGAAATACGGCAACATCTAATGTCTTTAGGCATAAACTTAGGCTTAGCCATAAGTGGTTTCTTCGGCTCTCTTTTAATACTCGGAAGGGCTAAGGATTGGAGGCAGAGGTTACTCGCTGTATGTGCCGGTACTCTATCTGCTACCTACCTCACTCCGATTGCTATGGACATAGTAGAACTCGGAATTGAGGGAGCAGAACACGGATTTGCCTTTATACTCGGCTATTCTGGACTTACCGTAGTTGAGTACATTGAAAAGAAATACATCGACAAAATTAAATCTAAGACAGATGCCACTAACGAAAGCCAAGGGTAAGGGGGGAATGCGTAAGGCGGTAGCCGCCAATATCTCCGAACTAACGAAAGCCAACAAGGAAAAGCCTATGGGCAAGAAAAGGAGCAGGAAGCAGATAGCTGCTATCGCCTACTCCGCTGCTCGTAAACGGAAATGAAAGACCAAGCCTATCGGATTATCCTTGCCTTAGCCATCTTGCTTTGGGTGTACTGGCTATATTCCGACTACACAAAAAAGACCGAAGAGAAAGTTCGCTCCGAAGAAGCCTCTGCCTACCAAGAAGAGGTCAAAAAGAAGGATATTCAAATTAAGCGTTTAGAGGCTCGTAGAGACACGATTAGGGATACGATGGTAGTAGTACAGCAGAGGTGGAGAGAACGCATCGTAGAAGTGCTAAAAACCGCCAAAAACGACACGATAGAAGTTCCTGTTTACCTGCCCATGCAATTAGACTCGTGTAGGGAGGTTGGTTTATTGGCTATGGAGCGTTTGGAGCTTGCTGAGATTCAGATACGGGCTTATAGGGATTCGGATACTTTGGCTTCTATGCGGATAGCGAGTTTGGAGGAGCAGTTGAGTGAGTGTGCTCGTAGGAGTGAGCGCAGGAGGAAGGTTTTGAATACGGCACTCAAAGTGGGTGCTGGGGCGGCTTTAATTATAGCTATCCAATAATCATAGGAACAGAATATCGTTTATATCTATCCCATTCGACTCTATGATTGAGCGGATGTTATCCCTCCATTCTATGTCTTGGTTGCCTTCTGCGAGGCTATAAAGCTCTTGTAGGGCTGTTGCCAATGCATCTGCCTTGATAGCCCTTCGGAAGATTAGGGATTCGTTCAGGTCGCTCAAATCGAACTCTAATGTGGCTTTAGCCATAATGTTTATTTAGTAGTCAGCACAGGATTCGAACCTGTAAAATTGGAGACGTTAGTGCATTCCCGCCTTTAACCCAACGTGGTAATCCTTGCATACCACTGCGTTTAACCAATTTCGCCACCTGACTAAAAAGAAAGCAAGGGAGATTTTTTGCACCGTCCAGCGTAGTGCTTTATCCGTGTGGCCAAATCACGGGACTCACCTTCTCAGAATGAGTACCTTGCTTTAGTAGTCAGGACAGGATTCGAACCTGTATAGTGACCTCCTTTATTCATGTCCGATTGGGAGGATTACTGAACTCATGATACTACTATTGGGCCATTCCGCCACCTGACTAATGCAAATATACCTACTTTTCACCCTTAATCTTCTCAATGTAAACCACCGCATCCATCAGTTCCTCCTGCAAGTGCTGAATCCACTCGATGAATGTCAGGTCATCGCGCTCCATTGTCGTGCCGTACTTGCGCTTGCCCTGTTCCGCTCTTGTCCTAAATTGGTCAATAACTGATTCAACAACGCGGTCACTCACGCGAATAAAAATTGATGCAGTTCTTCCACCGTGCGGCAAATCTCTTTCCCATCCTTATCCCACATCTGCAAATCCTCACGCCTGCCATAATCCTTCTCGTACATCCACCAAGTCAAGCACTCGTACTGGTCTTCGTTCAATACGTGCTTCAAAAGCAGTTCGATGACTTCTTGTGCGCTCTCTCTAAATTCGGTCAGGTCGATGCCAAGTTTGTAAGCCGCCCGCGTCCGTTTGTTGTTTGCATCCATAAGGTTGAGCAGGTGCGTTAGTTCTTGCAGTGTCATAGGTTGTCTTTTATAAAAACGCCATCTACTTTTTTGCCAGTGCGGCCTTTAATCTCATCATAGGCTACTTCAAGGGCATTCACCAATGAAACATTCCTTTGCTCGGCAAGGATGATTAGGGTTACTAAAACATCTCCGAAGGCATCAATTTCCTCTGCTCTTTTGCTCTTGGCGATAGCACCGCATAGCTCTCCAAGTTCTTCCACCACTTTAAGCATTTGCTTGGGGGCGTTTTCGTATTCGAGCAGTCCTTTATCGTCTGCCCATTGAACTACATTTTCTTTTAGTTGTTCGAAGTTCATATTATTGGTTTTTAATGATTTCCATTACTGATAGCATCCCCACTTCTAAACTCTCTCCATCCCCTTGATTGAGAAGAAAGTCGGTTATTTCCGCATGTTGAGCCGAGGTTACTTTTAAGATTATCTTCTTGTTAGGCTTGTCGTTCTCGTTTGGCTCATCCTCCCCAGAGTTGTAGTTCAAGTCCTCGAACTTCTCCAAGGTGTTCCATAGGTCTAATCCCATAGCCTCGAGCATCTCTTGCTCCCAATCGTTCGCCAGTAGGTCATAGTCGTATGAGCCGAAGGAGGCGTTATCGAGCAGGACTATCTTTTTAAGCGTTTCTACGCTCGTAGAGGCATCCAAAATCTTACAAGGTACACTTGCTATCCCTAAGTCTTTGAGTGCGTATAAGCGCATATTTCCGCCTATTACGATATACACCTGCTGAGAGGGGTTATCGCCTTTCTCCTTGAATGGGAATACAACGAGTTCCTTGATTTTAAGCATTTCAGGGTTGTCCTCTATGCTCTTTTTGAGCTTATCGAACTTCTCGTCTTTGATGTGCCTTGGGTTCTTGGGCAGTCCCTCGATTTGTCCGAGGTTGTTCCTGAGTTGATAGACCATTAAGGTCTTAGTTTCTTTGAGCATATTAGGGCAAACTTATCTCTCCGTAAAAGGGTTTCTTATCCGCGCTCTTATCGCCACGACAAGACCAGAGGGCACGAGCAAACCAATTGGGGGAATGTGTTTCGCTCTTAATACCTGCACTACGAGCGCAGTAGTTATCGCCCTTGGGTGTTCCTGGGGCTATCGTGTACCCTTGTGCTCCAAAGTGAACGGTCTTATCCCCTTTGGTAGCCGTGTACTTCTTCCCTTTGGCAGTTGAACGGGTTATCTGCCACCCTCTGAACTCAGGCATATCGGTTAGTTTTATTTGAGCAAATATCGAGAAACAAACTCATCACACTGCTTTTGGTTTCGAAGGATAAGGCATCCCTCAAATCTATCTCCGTACTGGTGAAGAAAAAGCTTCCACTTAATCTTCCCATCGGCAGTAAAAAATCCCTTCGTTTCCACCGCGTACCGCCCATCCACTACAAAGTCAAGTTTGTAGGCTATCTGCCTAATCAAATCTCCCTTGTAGCGGAAGGAGGGCATAAGTACATGGCTCACCTGCTGATGATACAAGATGTTAAGCATATCAAGCCTCCTCTTCAAATAAGACTCAAGTTTGCTGTCCGACCTCGTACCATCGGCTTCGAGGATTTTCTTGTTCCCGAATTTAGAACGGGAGGTCGTCTGATTGAGGAGTTTGATAGCCTCCGCTTGGGTTATTTTCTCCGTAACCGGTCGGTCTCCAATCGTTAAGGATTGCGTTGTGGCTGCCGAACTTGTCCGGCTCGGTCTTCGGCCATAAATTGATTTTGACGTACCCTTTGACATCCGTGTTGGCTTTAATAAATTCGATAAACTTATCGGCTTTAATGTTCAAGTCGGTAATTTTTAGGTTCTTAACGTACTTTTCATTGACATAAAGACCTTGGGCGTAAACAATCGGTTTTTTACTCATCTGTTTTTTGTTTATATGATTTAGTGTATGGGTTGAATCTTTTTGGTTCTATTTTGGAAATAAGCTTTCTTACTGCCATATTTCCTTTTCCTTTTCCGCTTAGGTCTATATCTCCGTATTTGACCATGAAATACTTCTCGCCAGTCCAAAAGCATCTTCTTGGTATTACATAGTTCTCATATCCGGAGGTATATGCCCTCATAATTTGACTCTTAAAGATTTTTTGGCACTTTCTGAGCTGCATGATGATATCATTCTTCTTAATCTCGTCTGGTTGAGAAACTATAAATTCATAGAAAAGCTCAAAGGCAGACTTAGCGACTACTTTCTCTTTCATAAGTGTTCATAGAATTTATTTCAACGACTTCTGCTAAAATTTCTTCTGCAATTTTAACGGCTTTCTTGTATTGATTGAATACTCCAAAAAACTTATCTCCCTTTTTCAAGGTATAAGCCTCCGCCATTCTCGTTTTCTTTTGTAGTGTTTTATTAAATAATTCCTTTAACTCTTCGCAAATCTCGGAATATTTTTTATCATAATCTAATAAATATCTATGATTATCTACCGCGTGGATAACCGTTGAATGGTCTTTTTTGTTGTAGAATTTAGCAATATCCTTCAAGGTAGCCCTTGTGTACTCCCTTGAAAAAGCCATACAAAGAGTCCTTGGGGTAACTATGGTTCTCTTTTTGCTCTTTTCAAAGACAAACTCCTTAGGAATGCCAATGTAGTTGGTAACAACATCCGTAATGTAAACCATTGTTTCTATGTCTTTCTTACTTGTCATTAGAATGGGTTTACATCGGTTGACTGAAATTCTGTTATCCTCGTGTACCGCAAATCGGTGTTGGCTATTGCCGTTCCTGTTTCGCCAGCTCTGTTCTTTCGGACGATTATCTCCATAAGATTATCGAGCTTCTGAAACTCTGGGTCGTCCTCCGCTAAGTAAGCCGAAGGCCTGTGAACAAAGATAATTTTGTCTGCATCATACTCAAGCTGACCGCTCTCCCTCAAATCACTCGTGTATGGGCGTTTATCTATCCTTTTCTCGCTATCTCTGCTCAAAGAGGATATAACACATACCCAAATGTTTTGCCTTTTACTTAGTGCCTTAAATTGCTTCGAGATATTGGTTATCTGTTCTACCTTTTGCTTGGTAGCATCTTCCTTTATAGGGCTCACGAGTTGAAGGTAGTCCACGAATATCCCTTCGATTTGGTGTTGGCGTTTTAGGCGCACCACTTCTGCTTCTATGGATTGGGTGGTAGCTTGTGGCAAATCGGAGATGTAGAGTTTGAGTTTCTTAATGCGGTCGATATGCCTTCCAATGGTATTGACTTCCTCTATGCTCATATCCTTATCCACGTTATTGAACTTCTGTCCGTTGATGCTTGATATGTTCGATACGAGCCTTGATACAAGTTGTTGCCTACTCATTTCGAGGGTAACGAAGCCAATGGAGTGTCCATTGAAAGCCATGTTAAAGGCTAACTGAAGGCCGAGGGTTGTCTTTCCGTGTGCTGGTCTGCCACCAAGCAGGATAAGGTCTGGGGTCGTAAATCCGCTAATAATCTTATCGAGTGGTCTGAGGTAGGTAGGGCTCAGTGTAATCTTCTCCTTGCCATCCTTGATGCGAATCAGCTTCTGGGTGAGCTCCATAGCCGCAGAATAGGCATCCATTGAAGCGGATACTTCCTTCTCGCCATTGAGTTCGGTAAAGTCATCGAAAGCCTTTTGGATATCGAAGTTCTTGGCTAAGTCTTTCTTAATTTCTTCGAGCCTTCTCATTTTGTAGGCTTCGAACAAATCTGCCTTGTAGGTCTTCCAATGCATCACCGCCATGGGTGATTCACCGAGCCATACAGCGTAACTCGGAAGGTCAGGGGTAAATCCCATCTCTGTCATCTTCTTGCTTACAGAGATAGGTTCTATCGGTCTCTGCTCGTGGTAGAGTGTCTTAATCGCTCGAAAGCATTGAGCATACTCTCCTGTGAACAGCTCATCGCGCATGTTCACTATCCCGGCCTCTCCCCTCATATCCTTGTTCATTAGGATTCCGAGGACAAGCCCTTGCACTTGGTCAATATACTGCATCTTTTGGGGGTTGATATGTGGTTACTTGGTTTGGTTGCTCGGTAAATTCATTTGGTATGTCATCCTCCCAACATCTCTGCCTTAGGTATGTGGCTGGCATCTTACGGAACTTCACATCGGACTTCCAACGAACATACAAAGGTACGGTTTTAATTATCATATCCACATCTTCTTCACATAATTTTTCCCAAAGCTGTTCGCACATCTTCTTGCCCTCTTTTCTATCGTAGATTTTCCAAAACAAATCAAACTTCTCTTGCTTGTCCGAATCGAGTCCCTTTTCTTTTTTCTTTTTATATATTTTTCTTTTTTCTTTATTAGTAATATCTTTATATATATTATCTATATTAGATATATAGTCCGAATCATGTTCGAACTTGTCCGAATTATGTTCGAAGTTGTCTAAATCGATTTTGCCTTCAACCATTCCGACTGCCAGTCTGCCTACTGAGCCTTCTTGTGGCATCCTTTCTTGGAATGAGTAGTCCATAATCGCGTCATAGGCTTCGAGCCTTAAATCGTTTGGGAGCAGTCTTATGGCTATGTAGAAGTCTCTACAAAACGCCATGCAGTCTCTTTTGTGGTCGAGTGGAGTCATAGCCTTGATAACCCAACTTGGTATGGTTTCTTTCATTTTGGTTCTATGGTTTTAAGATACTCCTACAAATCCTTCTCTTCGCATAATCTCATGCAAGACGCATTGAACTTTTTCCTTAGCGGTTGTTTTAACCTCATCAGTCGAGCCGAAGGTCGATACCCATTCCATTGATTCTTTTTCGAATTGTAAGTCAAGAGTTCGAATCCCTTTGAGCCATTTTTTATATTCTTTCATTCTTCTTCGTTTAAGTGGTCGTTTGAAATTTCCCTCATAGCCTTGTAGCAGGACTTATCTAAAAAAGTCTGCCCCACCATTAGGCTTGTAAAGGACTCAATAAGTTCCGATGCCGTGTGCTCGCTTCCTTCAAGCTCGATTGAGCAGGTGCGGTTTCCGATTTTAAGGGTGAGGATTGTTTTTTCCTCGAAATAATTTGACATAGTTTTTTGGGTTAAGATTGTTCAGTTGTTACTTCCGTAGGTAAATATCCCTTGTAGTTTTTCTTATACAAGTTGTAGGCTAATTCGTACCCCAAGTACATTTCGTGTGTAATAGGGTTTTTAAGCGATTTAAGACCTTCTTCCATTTGTTCGAGTGTATCTTCCGCCAGTTGCGATTGAGTGCCTCTAAGTTGCTCTAAGACCGCGTTTATGGCATCTAACAACTCGAAGGAGTTGATGGTCGGTGTTTCTACTATCCTTAGTCGGAATTTTTCGTATTCAGTAAGGACTTCGAGGGCTTTAAGTAGTTGCATTTTATTGTTGGTTTATTGGTCATTAGTAAAGTAATCGTGCCACACTGAATCAGGGCCTTGATGGCTCTTCCACCAATCAGCGGCATTCTGCATCTGACCAAGCAATCCACCATCGTATTCCGTGCCTACCTGTCCAATTAGGTCGTGAATAATGGTCTTCTGCCGCTGGTCAAATCCGATGTCGGTGTAGTGAAGTGTAGGGATGTCGCCACTTCCGTCGAACCATTCCGATGCTGAAAAAGACATTGGCACTTCAAATTCACCTGCTTCGGTTTCGATTAAGAAGTCAAATTCGATGTCGTTCATAGTTGGGTTGGGGTTAAAAGTTCAATTAGTTTTTTAAGGCAGGCAAGTTCAGCTTCTTCGTGAGTAAAAAATCCTTCCTTGAAGTGTCTTGTTTCTTCAATACCAAAATCAATTGTTATATTGTAATAATAATAAACGCCTCCATCGTCTCTTCCTTGATACCTACAAACACACGCATCGGATAGTTTTTTATCTCTGAACCACCTAAATGCTTGTTGGTAGAGGGGCATTTTTATATCACTTCTTAATGTAATATCTATATCTGATGCAGTTCCAAAACAAGGTTCATCAAACCCAAGATTTTTGAGTGCAAGGGCTTGTTCGTAGGGGATAAATTCTTGTCTCATGGTTTAGTGTTTAGACGCTGCTTAACACTCTTCTAAACGCTTTTTCAGTTTTGCGTTTTCTTCTTCAAGTTGTAAGATGGTCTGAACCATGCTGTTTATTAAGTCGTTCATGTTTTGTAAGGTTTAGTAGTTGTCTAAAAAAGAGATGTCAAGCGTCCACTGATGTTCAGAGCGCTTTCTGTAAACGTTGAACGATTCAGCAAGGTAATCTGCTGCTTGTTCAAACGTCATGTTGTTAACTTTCTGAAGTTGACTCATAACTACATCAAGTTTACCTTTGATCTGAGCTAAACCAGGATGTTTAACTGTGTGGCAGTTAGGACAGAGTGCTATCAGACCGGTGAGTTTCTGAACGCGGCTGGCATCATTGTACTCCCAGATCTCATGACATTCAACTCTGTGTCTGACACCTTGGTTGGTACCAACGTCACCACAGATCTCACACTTGTTGTCAGCTTCATTGTAGCATTTGAATCTAAGGCGGTCCCACTCTTCTTTAGAGACATTGGACCGCACGTTGCTGTACCACATGGTTTTGGGCACAAGTTCAATGGTGAGTTTGTGGTCTTTTTTCACAGTGTGTGTGTGTTTAATATCTTCCAGAAACAGTTGCGATAGTGTATCCTCCATAAGAGGTGTTGGAGGCAACGACTTTACCAGCGCGGACTATCTGCACAGTCACATTGCCTGACGCGTTGTTGTTTTGTGCAGAAATGTAAAGCCACCTGGTGCCTCCGGTTTGTGTCCATTTGTACCACCAGCCGTTGCCAACACTGCTCCATTGCTGGGTGTTGTCATAGGCGTTTTGTATAGTGACAGAGTAAGAGCCTGCTGTACCACTGACACGGTACTCGTAAGGAACAGGTGAATCTTCAGGAGTGCATGACACAGCAAGAAGGATGATAAAAAGTAGTTTTTTCACAAAGGTTGGTTTAAAGTTTTGTTTACTTTTTGGATGATTAGGTCGCCAATGTACTTTCGGCAAATGTCAGCTGTTTGCAATCGATTTGCATCACGGGCAGCGGCATAGGCATAGGCAGCGTCAGCGGCAGCGGCAGCGGCATAGGCAGCGTCAGCGGCAGCGTCAGCGGCAGCGGCATCGGCATAGGCAGCGTCAGCGTCAGCGTCAGCGTCAGCGTCAGCGGCAGCGGCAGCGTAATAGGCAGCGGCACGGGCAGAGGCAGCGGCACGGGCAGCGGCACGGGCAGAGGCAGCGGCACGGGCAGCGTAATAGGCATCGGCATCGACATCGGCAGCGGCATAGGCAGCGACATCGGCAGCGGCATAGGCAGCGACATCGGCAGCGGCATAGGCAGCATCTAACTCCTCACGTGTTGCCGTGCCTTCGCCAAAAGCAATCGCGGTGTCAACTGCTTTAAGGGTTCTACCGTCCTTCAATAAGTGCCTAACGGTGTTGGCGCAATGTCCCTTTGCAAGTGTAAGCGGTTGCAGTCCAATATCGCATTTGGATGCAAGCCACAACAACCAATCGCCGCGGTGGCAGGTGGCGACAACCTCTTCGACTGTTTTATTTGCCGCCCACTTAACTGCATCGGAGCAGGCGTTAATGGATTTTAAATATTCGGTAAATGTCATAATTGGGTTGGGATTAAGGTTGAATTTAGTTCTTGAAGTTTATCATAGATGATGATGAGGTCGCTTGCGCTGAGCCATCCATCCCCTTGCTTGGGGTCGAAATAATACTCTCCGTTATCGGATTGGATATATACCCCTATAAACTTCCCCATAA